CGTGAGGCAAGACTTTGCTCTCATGTTCGCGGCCACATTCACACGGTTCCGCGACTTCGCGGAGCTGGGCATGAAGTTCCTCGGCTTTGAGCTGACGGACATGCAGGCCGACATTGCGGACTACATGCAAGATTGTCCGCGCAATGCAATGGTCGCCGCTCAGCGCGGTGAGGCCAAGAGCACACTAGCAGCACTCCACATTGTGTGGTTGCTCATCCGTGACCAAAGCACGCGCGCTCTGATCGTATCAGGCGGGGAAAAGCAGGCATCTGATATCGCCACCCTGATCATTCGTATCATTGAGACGTGGGGTCTGTTGTGCTGGCTTCGGCCAGATAAGACCCGTGGCGACCGTACCTCGTACGAGAGCTATGACGTACACTGCGATCTCAAACCCCTATCCGCATCCGCCTCTGTAGCATGTGTAGGTATCACTGCGCAGCTCCAAGGTAAGCGGGCAGACATCCTGATCCCCGACGACATCGAGACCACGAACAACGGCCTCACGGCTACCAGCCGGGAACTTCTCCTGCTGCGCTCCCGCGACTTCGCGGCAATTAACACACACGGGAAGACCCTGTACCTCGGTACACCTCAGACCAAGGACTCGATCTACAAGACACTGGAACGTCGGGGCTTTGAAGTGCGGGTGTGGCCGGGACGGGTTCCTACCCTTGAGGAGGAGGCGCGCTATGGTAGCACCTTAGCGCCATACGTCCAAGAGATGATGTTGACCCATGCCCGCACTGGCTTTGGCCTTGACGGCACCCGTGGGGAGGTTACAGATCCGGGGCGGTACACCGAGGAGGATCTGCTGGGCAAGGAGCTGGACTTCGGGCCTGAGGGCTTCCAGTTGCAGTACATGCTGGATACGTATCTCGTAGACGCTATGCGCACCCGCGTGAAGCTCTCTGATGCGATTGTAGCCTCATTGGGCACTGACGCTGCACCTGATGTCATGTACTACGCCGCAACGCCTCAGTACCGCCTACAAACGGTCCCAGAGGCTATCCATGGTGAGGCGCTGTACAGACCTGCTGGTTCTGGTGATATCCTGATGCCGTACGGGCACAAGCTCATGATGATTGACCCGGCCGGTTGCGGCGGGGATGAGGTGGCCTTTGCTGCCGGTGGTGCACTGAACTCGTACATCCACTTGTTCGGGGTAGGTGGTTTGCAGGGCGGTCTGAACGACAAGAACTGCGACACCATCATCGACTTGTGTGAAGAGTTCGGCATCATGGACATCGTGATGGAGGCGAACATGGGGCACGGCACCGCCAGCATGGTTCTCATGAACCAGATCGCCAAGCGGAAGATCGTGGGCCTAGGGGTTCGCGACATCTATGCCAAGGGCCAGAAGGAGCGCCGTATCATCGACTCCCTGTCCCCTGTGTTCCGTCGGCACAAGTTCATCATCCACGAGCGCGCCATTGAGATGGACGAGGAGTACTGCAAGGCGTACAGCCGTGAGAAACAACGGGTGTACAGCTGCTTCTTCCAGCTACAGAACATCACGTACGACAGGGGCTCCCTGACCAAGGACGACCGCGCAGACTGCGTGGGGCACTTGGTGAACGAGTTGAAAGGCTTCCTCTCGGTCGATGAGGAGAAGGAGTCGAAGAAAGTACAAGAACGCGAAGCACGAGCTTTCGTGCACAACCCTATGGGATACCGTGAGAGCCGCACAAAGGTCTCCGGAACCAGATCCCGACGTAGATAAGGAGAAACACTATGGCTATGTCCGTTGCTAACGCCGCAGCAGTTCTGACCAACCAAACCGTTCGTGACAAGGCCACCGCCGTCCTGAACGACTTCGAGGCGTTGTCGCAATCCAGCTCGCGCCTGCCGAACAAACCCCTGACCGGTACCATCAGCGTCAAGACCGATGTGGACGCCCTGTGCACCGCTCTGGTTGCCGCTGGCGCTATCACCTCGTTCGTCTCGTAATAAGGAGGTTCTATGAGTATTGCTACCATCACCGCAGCCCAGCGCGTAGAAGTCCGGGACGCTTGTACCTCTGCCGCATTGATCATGCAGAAGTACGCCCAGAGTGGTACCACTCCACGGGCAGATGAGACTGCTCTAGCTACTCCGGTGTTGGATGCAGCCGCTGCCGCTCTGACTGTAGCAGGAGCCTCCGGGCTGCCCGCTACCTCGGCGGTAGTTGCGAACGGCGGTACTGTGAACGTGGAGAACTCTGCGGGTAACTTGGACTCACCAGCTACCGCCGTGGTTGCTGCCGGTGTTCTCACCGGGGTGAATCTCGCGGCTACCAAGACCATCGTAACCTCGGGCGTGAAGGTGAACGCTGTGTCGGTCACCGGCACAGGGAACTTCGCAACCATCACTGTGGCCAACGGCGTGATCACCGCCATCGTCCTGTCCGCTTCGTAAGGAGAAAGTATGCGCAAGGTAATAGCTGTTCTGGGCCTAGCCCTCGCCCTGACGGGCTGTAGCACCGCTGGCGTCTTCTCAGCTGTTACCTCTGCCGTATCCCCGAACAAACCGGAGATCACCGCTCAGGTAGGCGCTGAGAACGTCAAGCAGGGGCTTGGTGTGAACTCCAAGGTCGAGACAACCAGTAAGACGGAGGTGGGCGATGTGTCCGGCTCCGCACAGGTTAGACAGTCTCAGACTAAGAAATCAACGCAGGTGCAGACAGGTGCTGTCACCGCAACTAATATGAAGGTAGTCAGCTCCGACCCGTACCCGATGTTGATCGCCTTTGGCATCGGCATGGCCTCGGTCCTCGGGTTGGTGTTCTGGTTCGTCCCGACGCCGCGTCAGCTGTTTGCTAAGAAGGAGGTGTAGTATGGGTGATAAGACTAGCGCCACCGCGTACGTTAGCTCGGCATTAGCTATGTGGCTCGGCGCAGTGGATTGGAATACCGTGTGCATGATCGGAGGTCTGGTGATTGGTATCTGCACCTTCGCCGTGAACTGGTACTACAAACGGGAGAACTCTCGGATCTATAGGGAGTCCGTTAAGACGGGAGTACAAGCAGATGCCCCTAAAGAGTAAACTCGTATCACGCGCCGCTGGCGCACTGTTCGGTGTAATCGCTATGGTAGTGGGTCTGAACGAAGGCCGCTCCCTTGTGGCGTACCCGGACCCCGTGGGGGTGTGGACCGTCTGTGACGGTGAGACGCTGGGCGTGCAGCCCGGTGAGCGCCGTACAGAGGCGCAGTGTGACGCTACCCTACGCAAAGGTATCGCCCGACACGCAGAAGCGCTCACAGGGCTTCCTGAGGCCCTTCCTGACGTGGTGCTGATTGGTGCCGTGGACCTTACGTACAACATCGGTGAGGCCGGGTTCAGGAACAGCCGGGTGTACTCAGCTCTGCTGAAGCAGGACTACCGCACCGCCGGGGACGCTGTGCTCGCATGGCGGTACGTCTCCCAGAAGGCAGCGCCTGCCCCGGCCCTAGGCTGGACGTACAATACCAAGACCAAGCGTTGGCAGTTCGACTGCTCGCAGACGTTCAACGGCAAGCGGAACACCGTGTGCTGGGGACTGTGGGAGCGTAGGCAGTGGGAAGCCAAGGCAATCGGTAACCAGTTCAAATCCGTTGAAGCAGCCCTCGCTGCTCTACCCAAGTAAGGAGACAGCATGAGCGATACTATTGATTCAGTCACCGGCCAGAAGAGAAGCTTCCAAGCGTTCGCCGGTTCGTTACTCACGAACACCGACCTAAGCGAAGCCTTCCTCGACGGGAAGTCGTACCGGCTGTACAAAGCCTTTGCGGCGAACACCCAGATCCGATTCGTTGCCACCCGTCCGTTCCTTCTGAAGTCTCAGACGATGTACTGTGACGCTGGGCAAGCTACTGCGGTAATCAGTGCTGGCTCAACCCTTGGCGGATCGTGGACGGCGCTTCCTACGAAGTTCGCTGTGAACGGCACCGTGAGCCCTGTGCCGACGCCTACAAGCACTGTAGAGGAAGGCGGTACCATCACAGGTGGCACGGAGCGGGAACGCATGCGTGCGGCCTCAGGGGCTGGCGTAGGGATCGTGAACACTGTTGTCACCCCACGGCTGCTGCCTGCCGGTACGTACAGCATTGCACTCACCGTAACCGGTACCACCGCTGCTATCTACACCATCGAGTGGGACGAGCTGTAAGGTACACAGCGTGGCTTGGGTAGCTTGGGTGCGTGTTCTATGCGCACCCGAATTTTATTATACTCCCGCGAGGCCCTCCCTCCACCATCACAGCCGAATTGCCCCCATAGGGGTCGCGCCTGACGCGT